TGCTGCTACAATCTTTCTTATTTGACCATGATAAAAATGTTCACCTAACATTATGGCTCTCCAAATGGATTCGATTCTGAGAAGTCAATAATAGAATCGCCTTCAACTTCAAATTCATAGTTATCTGCATAAACATCGTTTTCTAAATCATCAGCGCTAATAGCTGTAATTAAACCTGATCCTGCAGAATCATCACCTATAATTCTTGCTGTACCATCAACAAAGAATTCTCTATCAGATCCGTCAACACCTCTTACTGCAACGACTGTTAATGTACTTGTTGAAGCTGTAACTTTTTCATAAGCTGCAACTTCACCTTCTACATATAAAGTATTAGTAGTTGTAACAGCACCAACTGTAGTTTCATATGTTAAACCTGTATCTTGTGTAACTCTTTCGCCAATTCTAAATGAACCAGAAACTGTACCAAGTGTAAGTTTAATTTGTGTAGAGAATCTCTCTTGTATTGCATCAATTTCACGAACACCAGTTTCAAGTTCTTCTTGATTGTATTCAAATAACTCACAACGTAATTCGTAAACTGGTAAGTTATTTAATTGATAGAATGGTTGTTCGTGTTCTACAAATCTGATTTCAAATAATGATTTAGAAAGTGGGAGATAAATTAAATCACCTTCAGATGGTCTTACATTATTAATTGAATTATTCCATACACCAACTAATTGTTCCCATCTTCGTTTTGCTACAACAAATGTTGCTTGATCTCGAATCTCAACACCAAACTTAGATAATAGATCTCCTTCACCAGCAAATCCATCATTTGTTTCAATATACATTTCTATTGCATAAGCATCTGTGAACTTAGAATAATCTTCATTCAATAATTCATCTTGTGCGATAAGCTGTCTTGGAATGTATAGAACATCCTGACCATACATCTTTAAAGATTCAATAACTAAATCTTCGTATAGATGTTGTTCTGGTCTATGCTTAGGTGAAAAATATACGTTAGTAGCCAAAATACTATCCTACATAAAAATCAGGTGGCATCTCGTACTTGAGTTGCATTTCTTCTTCAATTTGCGAAATCTCTTGTGTCGCATCACTTACAATTTGAGCAGCATTAATAGTTACACCGCCTGGAAGTTGCATACCTTCAAACTTAGATAGATTTTGTCCCCATTGTTGTTTAATAAGTGCAGTTAAATATCTCTTTAGAAACATATCGTTATACACATCGTTATATGTTTCAGGATCAATAATGCTATAACAATCAATAATTACATGATCACCTTCACGTAAGTCTGTTCCCCATTCAGCATCAATAAACAATTGATTAAGATGACGATTAAAACGTACTTGCTCATGACCATTTAAAACCATATCTAATGTTGCCATATATGATTGAATCATAGCATAATTAGTTAATGTACCAGTCATTTGACGTAAATCAAAAATATCATTTAAATGAATTTGATATCTTGCATCAAACATATTAATTGTACCATTCTCGTCATTGAGAGGGAGAATACGCTGAACAGAAATAATATTATCAGGTATTGTAATATATTCGTTTGATATATCAGAAGCTGTTAGTTGATGTTTTCTATATGTTTTATAGATTGCATCAGAATGATATTCTTGATAGAACTGCAGAGCTTCGTCAACTCTATCTTCGAGTTGATCTTCGTCTACATTAATTTCTATGACCGGAGATCCTAGCTTTCTTAAAGCATAATCGATAAGACCTTGTCTTGAAGTCGGGTTAGCCATGTAAAATAGTCCTATAATATTGAAATTCTATAGGACTATTTATATGTTTTTAAAGTTCTAGTTTACTCAAGTTATAGATTAGGAGGAGTTGGATAATTTCCATTGACCATATCTGCTAATGTCATATCTCTAAGCGCTTGTCTATATGTTGCCCACTCTGCTTTTTGTTCTTCTGTTAAAGGAGAATCTGGCATTTGTGTCCAATCACTTTCTATTAATAAAATCTTTCTTTCTTCTCTAATTGCTTGTGACATAATTTACTCCTTAAACCTTAATCGTTGCAACTCTAGAAGCTGAGCCAGACCATGTGTTTCTACCCCTGCCAG